AACACTTTGACTACCTGCATAAACTTGAACTCCACCTTCTATTTCGTCATATCCAATGGAACCTGCAAGTTGTCCAGTTAGTCTTGGCGCTAAGGCAGTAGCACGAGAAGCAATTCTTTGACCTAAGTCTCTGTTTGTATTCTCCAGTTTGGATGCTTCTTCTGCGAATCTTCTGATTGCAGTTTGGGCTTCAACCAAACCTTTTATTACTACTGCCATAGCAACCTAATTAGAACGACTCTACTCTTGTTGGCTTACCATCAAGAATGAAGTTCAAATCATAGGTGAAGAACTCACCTGCTGCTCCACCAAGTGCTGGAACAACTTCTGCATAACCTGTGGCTGTGAACCATGGTTGTGCTGCGGAAGGTGTTGTGTTGCCGTGTGGTGCAAATGAAATATTCACAGTCACTCCTGGGTTCTCCCATAGGAATGAGTGGAATGATGCTGCTGCTGTATCCTGGAATCCAGTTACAGCGCATGTGAAATCAAGACTGTCTTCGTAATCTCCAAAGCCAAGGGTATTTACTGCAGATGAGAAAGTAACATTGCTTACTCCACCTGCATATTCTGTACCATTAACTTCAAACACGATAGACTTACCTTTAATTCGTGCCATGTTAATTTCCTCCTTCAATATCAATTGAAATGTTTATATTTGTTGCAAGAAATCTTGCACCATTTACTTCTTGTATAAATGGTTTATCTACTGTTAATTTGTTTGCTGTTGTGTATTCCCAGATTGCTGGAATAAGAGTATCTAAAGTATCATCAAGATTTTCTGTTTCAGTCTCATTAGTTGCATATGGAACAAGGATTAAAACCTTCCAATTAGAAGCATAATCTGCATCATATTGGTTTTCATATACTGTAATAAATTCTGTATCAGGTTCCATGATTGCACATAATGGATTTGGTCTTTCTGGTACATATTTATAAACTTTAGAAATACCGCCAAGAATTATGGCACTCTCAAGTTCTGCTCTTACCTCCGCTAAGTTCATGCAAACCTCACAACATAACGGTTAAGCAAAGGATACACACCAACAAGTGGGTCTCGTGCAGTATTCAGGGGTGCCCCATCATAAGTTGCATATTGAGCCACACCTGCTGGTGCGTTACGACGCTGGAATAGTTCTGATCCTACTTCAATGTAGCAACGCTTAAGAACACCTACAGGAACTTTGCTGCTTTGAATATACGAAGCAACTAATTCTTTTGCTGTGTCCCAGCATTCTTCAACATAGGCATCATCATTTGCAGATGCACCTACATATGCTTTTAAATCAGTCCAGTCCATTGTCTTACTCCTTTAAATTATGAAATTACGCAAAGTGCCTTTGGCTCTGGTACTGCGATACCAAGGTATCCGTATACAGAGAAGGAATTGGTAAGTGATGTGATTTCTTCATCATTCAAGCGGAATGGTGCACCAGCAGACTCATAGTTTGTGAGTGCTGCAGAGTTACCTGCATAGAATGAGAGATTTGCAAGTGATGGGTCAACAACAACTGGAAGACCAAGGATATTTCCTGTTAGTCCTACTGGGTTGATTGAACCATAAGTGTTGCTTGTTGCGCCAACATTTGACAAGATTGGACGATCCAATGTGTCAACAGTCTTAGCGATCAAGCGGAATACATCAGATGATACAAGAATAAATTCCAACGGAAGACCAGTGTCTCCATTTACCTTTGTTGCTGCTTCTGCAAGAGAATCAATTATCTCAGTTGCAGTCCAAGCACCAAGTGCTGAAGAGTTAAAGTTTGCTGCTTCAGAAATCAACTTTGCACGAACAGCAGCGTTTGTTACAGAAGCATACTTAGCAACCATTGCTCTGAATGCTGTATCAACATAGTTGATGCTTGAACGCTCTACAACCTGGCGAGACATGTCAGTGTAACCACCGTATGTCTTGATAGGAGCAGTTGCTGAGGTAAGAGTCAACTTACCGTATGCAAGAGTGTCACCTTCTGCTGCTTGTTCAGCAACATCAAGTGTATTTGTATTTACTTTTGGATATTCAACATTCATACCATCAGCAGGTAGTGCACCTGTTGAGAATACGGAATATGTTGGACGACCAGCGTTAAGAATACGAACGGTATCAGATACCCAAGCATTCTTCATTACTGTGTCACCAGAATCTGCACCAGTGAATGTACGGTGCAATGCAATAGCGTCATCATTTCCTGCTGCTACTGCCTTAACCCAGTCACCGTATGAACGGAACTGAGATGTTGCAGGTGTTGAAGCAGAAGTTGTAGCAAGAACATCAAGTCTACGCTCTAATTCTTCTGCGTGATTACGAACTTCTGCAATGTCTGCAGAGTAATCTTTGTTTTCAGTCATTATTTCCTCCTTGACTTCTTCTCTAACTTCTGTTACAGAAGCATTCTCGTAAGCAGGGAATGCCACTAAGGAAACTTCCTTAAGGTCAACCTTCTTACGAACGATTGTTTTTTCTTTTTTCTCATCAACTACTGGAATAAAACCAACAGAGAAAGAACGGATTGCTCCATCCTTTACAAGTTCAAGTGTTTCATTTCCAAGTACCGTTTCAGAAATCTTGGCACGAATTAGAAGACCTTCATCAGATTCTTCCATTTCTGTAACTCTGCCAATGATTTCTTTATGGTCTCTAAACAATTTAACATCTGCGTTTAGGTCAACTGCGCCTTTTTCAAAACGCTCAGACCATCCACCGCCAATATCAATTGTGTCATTGAATGGAACAGCCACACCAGAAACTTCACGCTTCTCTGTGTCTGTTGCTCGTATTTCAAACGAGCGTGTGATTAAATTATCCATTTCCATTACTCCATTTTAAGCCATAGGTTGTGTAGGTGGCATTCCCTCAAGTTCACGAACTTCGTCAACTGATAAGAAGCCATTTGTTATACCTACAGCATAAGAATTGAATCTTGCCAATTGATTTGGGCGAAGGAACTCAGTTAAATTAAACTCAGCCTTCTGTCCTCTTGGCAAAAGATCCGTGATTGCTTGCTGAATTCTTACAATATATTGTTGTAATCCATCATCAAATAATCTTGTTCTGTCTTCGTTTCCATTTAAGTATGTCATGCCTTGACCTTCAATGCCCATGGCAAGATACATTGGCGGAACACCAAACATTAATGCAATCTGACGATTGATGTATTTTTGGTTTTCTAAGAACTGTGCTTCTTCAGGATTTAATGCGACAGATTCATATTTTAATCCTGATGACAACACAGCAATACTTCTTTCTTGCTGCGATGCAATGAAAGCATCTTTATTTTGCTTCGCTACATCCTCAGAAAGAAATTCTGTTGTTGATAATGTGCCTGTTGGCACTGCTGCTGTTCTAAACCAGTTATCAGCATAATTGTGAAGATCCAAAGCAGAACGGATAAGAGATCTGTGTCTTTGTAGTGGTCCTTCACCTGTTAATTTGTTTGTTGATGGGCTTGTCCACAATTTGAGATGAACAATGTCATTCTTTGTGTAATTTCTTCCACCAATCTGATAATAAATCTTTCCTTTTTCATCTTCAAGAATACTAATATCTGTTGGATGAATATTTGTTACATTTACTACGCCTCTTGCTCCCCGCTTGACTAACCAGTAAGCATTTCCAAAGATAGCCATATGAGTAAGAGTTGTACCAAGCCATTCTGATTGAGAAATTTGATTTTCAATGTCTGGTGTTTCAAGCCAAGCAGGCATTGGTAACTTTTCATTTCCTCTGTAAACTTCTACTGGAATTTGCATAATTGCAGTTTCCAAAACGGAAATTGCTCTGCTTACTGCAACAAGATTTAATGCAGTAGTTTCAGATACAACTACAGTTTCTCTTGATGGTGCAGTCATTGCACGATTTTCTGTTGCAGGAACAAATGGTTCAACTACATTGACTTCATAGCCAAGTCTGCTTACAATATTATCTATTAATCCCATTTGAACTCCTTAAAATACCATTTGTTGAGGTTTCTGTTGTGTTTCCACAAACCAGACTGCCAAAACTGTTGCTACTGCTGCATCAATCTCAGTTCCGCTATCTCTGCGGGCAATTCTCCATGAATCTCCGCTATTTTTGCGTACTGCTCTTTGAATTTGCAGTGAAACTATCTCATCACGAGGATGAATTAATTCCTTACGCATAATTCTACGATACATGTTGTTTGACGCTGATATCAAATCTTTATTTGATGTTATTTGTACCCTCAGACCCTTCTGCTTCAGGGCAGAGCCAAGATCAGCCAATACATTTCCATCCATCACAAATGTTTTGCCATATTTAGCCAATTTGATACAGGCTTCAATCATGGCATCTATATTTGTATTATTAAATGATGCAACCAACTCTGTGGCTATCTTTCCATCTGGTTTTAACTGGGCGGTAACGATAGAAGCATTTTCCCAGCCTGGAGTTCGCTCAATAGCAAAGACTTCAGGGCTTTCTGGTCTGCCTTCTGGTTGTTGCTGCCACATTCCCACAGGAAGCCAAGCATTCATACTTGAAACGAATTGATTTAGGCGATATCTGCGGGCATCAGGCTCAGGCATGGTTGCCAATTCATTTTTGACAGACTCCCATGACAAAATACCAGATGCAAGTTGTGGATTTGCCATTCTGACTGCTTCTTCATCATTTAGGTCACATCCCTTTGGAGATTCCCAACAGAAGAAACCAAATCTCTCCATTTCAGGATTTCCATCAATTGCTTTGGCTCCATTCTCATAAAGATTCTTCAATAACTCAGAAGTATCGTCTCCAGCAGTTGTAATTCCAAGAATCATGCCATCAGGACGAGTTGCAGAACCTAAAGCCATCGCAGTCCATACATCAGACTTGGCAACATGCAATTCATCAAAGATAACCATGCTTGGATGGAGTCCCTGGGCAGTTGCTGCTTGCGCTGCAATGACTTTGTATATGCCTTGC